GATAGACGTTATTCTGGTTTTGGTGGCATTGTGTACGTGTCCATACGTACAGTTTAAAGCCTTTTTAAGGCACGTTTTAGCCCCTTACAGGGTGGTTTTGGTGTGGGAACACACCTAGCCCCTTGTAGGGGGCTTTTTTTGTTTTTTAAAATACTATTCTTATACTCGGAACCGTCCAAAACGGTTCCTCGTAAACGGGTCGCTCGCACATACTCACCGGCTCGCTCCGAGTATAATTGTGTTGTCAAATAATTGTCAACCAACACGCTTAAGGCGTGTTGTTAAACGAATTACAACCTTGTGATATTGTGAACCTTATGGAACCAATCATCGGGCACAGAAGTTTCTCATCATTTACCTCCTGGATAAAATGCGGTAAAGCCTGGCAACTAGAACGCAAACTCCAAGCACCACAAATACCTGCCTGGTATTTTCTTGGAGGCTCAGCATTCCACGCGGCAGTAGAACAATTCCTAAAAGAACAATATGAAACCGATTGATGAACTTGTACCTGATGAATCAAAACCAAAATTTGATTTAAGAGGAATACCAACACACGTTTGTATATGTGGTTGTAAAGTTTGGAATCTTAAAGTAATGTTTGAAGACAACGCAATCTCAATGTATTTTCTTGATATGTTTTGTTCCGCTTGCGGTAGCCCCGCTACTGCACCAACAGCAGAGGAATTAGATTGTGAGTAGAGATTTAGCAATCAAGTATTGGAACACCCATTTCCAAACTATGATTGATGAGAAAGCAGCAGCCACAGAAACTATCCCTTCTGCTTGGCGTGCTGGTGGTCGTGCCACTAAAGCGTATCCGGAAAAAGAAAACGATATTTGGTGGCAAGACAACGGACCTAAAATGGTTGACAACTTTATCCAATGGTGGAAAAATAATAAATGGTCAGTGTGGAACCATAACGGTGTACTACAGGTTGAACCAGAATACAATGTGATGTTCGGTGACATACTTGTAAAATCTTTTATTGATTTAGTTGCTGTCACACCTGAAGGTGACATAGTTATTGTTGATTACAAGTCAGGTGTTTATATGCCTGACACAAATATGCAACTAGGTTTATATGCTTGTGCTGTCCAAAGTGTAACCGGTACTAGACCTACCAAAGGTTACTTCTATAACGCCCGCCAAGGGATTATGGAAGATGCAGGGGACCTATCACGTTGGACAGTGCAACTCTTTACAGAACTATTTGCACAGTTTGAGAAAGGGATTCAGGCAGAAATTTTTTTGCCAAATCTTGGAATGATGTGCAAGTCTTGTTCTGTTAAAGATTACTGCCACGCTTACGGCGGGGAGTTGGCAGTAAAGTTAGACCCACTTGCCACTCTATAGAGAAGGAAAAGAATGAGCGCAGATACACCAGGAGTGAAGACACAACTTAACTTCAAAACCTCACAAGGTACATTGGTTAACATTTATCTTTACTCTTATGATGAAGATGAAATCAAAGTTGCATTAACAGCGATTGCTAATGTGACACCAGAAATTAATGCAGTGGAAACATTGTACAACGCACAAGGTGCATTACGTGCATCTCTTGGTGCAACACCTGTTGAACAACCAAGAACACAATCAGCACCTGCTGATGGTGCTAAGGCTTGTAAGCACGGTGAGATGAAACTTCGCACAGGTTCATCTGCTAAAGGACCTTGGAAAGGTTATTTCTGTCCAAGTCCTAAAGGTACAGCAGACCAGTGCGAACCACAATTCATTAGATAATTATTAGGGAGCAGAAATGTTAACCATTAAGCAAGCCGCCGTTCGGCATCTTGATGAACCACAACTGCTTCCTGATATTTTTCCTTCGTTAAAAAAAGAAGGCATAAGGTTTAGGCGCGGTCAGGTAACAATGATTGCAGGTCAACCTAACTCAGGTAAGTCTCTTCTTGCATTATTTTATGGTATTAAAGCAGAGGTGCCAACGTTGTATGTGTCTGCTGACACTGACGCTTACACCACATCCATTAGGGCTGCTGCTGTTATCACAGGGCATATGGCAAACACTATTGAAGAATCGTTTAAGAATGATGGTCAACAGTTTTATACTAAAGAACTTGCATCATTGAAACATATGGAATTTTCTTTTGACCCATCACCAACATTGGATGATGTTGATTTGATGGTTAAAGCGTATGGTGAAAAGTACGGTGAATGGCCTCACCTAATTATTATTGACAACCTTATGAACGTGTCCGCTTTGCACGACAATGAGTGGACTGGTATGCGTGACATTATGAAAGCGTGCCATCACATTGCTCGCGAAACTGATTCAGCAATTTTTATTTTGCATCACACATCAGAGGCTGAAGGTGAGCCAACACGTCCACCATCAAGGCGTGCTATTCAAGGTAAAGTTTCACAACTACCTGAAATGATTTTGACTGTTGCTATGGAACCTGAATATTCAGAGTTTCGTATTGCTTGTGTTAAAAATAGGTTTGCTAAGCATTCAGCGATGGGTGATAAGTGGATAGCGTTAAAGGTTGATGCTAGTCGTATGAGTTTGAAAGATGAAGACCTTATGCAACAGGCTTTAAGATTCCAAGGATTAAAAATAGATGCTTAACATAGAAAACAATTGGGCATTGTCTTGGTCTAAATGGGCCAACAAAACTAGAGAAGAAGTTATAGAAATGACCAACGATATGATGACATTAAAACAATGTGAAGATAGATTAAAGTATTTACAAAAAACACGTGGTTGGTATAAATAATGTCTGCCAAAAATAAAGCCAAAGGTTCAAAGTTTGAAACAGATGTAATGAAATGGTTACGCTCTAAAGGTTACACATCGGAACGTTTACGTCAAGCAGGTGCAAAAGATGAAGGCGACTTAGTTGTTTACGTTTCAGGTGTGCCCTACTTGTTTGAATGCAAAGCAACCATTAAGTTAGACCTACCACAATTTTGGCGTGAACTACAAGCAGAAGTAATTAACTATGCTGAAGCAAGAAACTTAAACGTTGGACCTATTGGTTATGTTGTGGTCAAAAGACGCAACGGAAGCATTGATGATGCTTGGGTTATCCAATCATTAGACCAATGGAGCAAACAATATCAACCATAACAAACACGACTTGGAAACTGTAGTTAAACACTACGGTGGAAAAATTAGAACTAGCACAGGGTGGCAAGCCACTAAATGTGTGATACATCCTGATGCACACGCATCAGCAACCGTGAACACACGGGAACAACTTTACAGTTGTTTTGTGTGTGACCTTTACGGCGATGTGTACGAACTGATTAAGAAAAAGGAAGGGATAGAGTTCAAAGATGCTGTCGCAAGAGCAGAAAACATTACTAACGGAAACCGCAGCACGGTATTACGAAGCGCTAAACGCAGAGACAGCCTCTTACCTCAAATCAAGGGGAATAAGCAAAGAGGTGGCCGCTACATTCCTGCTCGGTACAGTGACTGATGCAGCACCTGGCCACGAACACGCTGTTGGTGCGCTAAGTATTCCGTATCTTACTAAAGCAGGTGTTGTTGGTATTAAGTTTCGTAAAACTGATGGTGGTCAACCAAAATACATTTGGCCAACGGGGCAGAAGATTGGGATGTATAATGTTAACAGTTTAATTTTGGACACTGACACAATGTGTATTTGTGAGGGTGAGATGGACACAATTATTTTGTCTGGTATGTGTGGTATTCCTGCTGTGGGTGTTGCTGGTGTAACACAGTGGAAGGACTGGTTTCCTATGATGCTTGAGGGATATAAACGTATTTTTGTTTTTGCTGATAATGATGTTAAAGAAGATGGCCGTAACCCTGGGATGGAATTGGCTAAAAGGATTAAAGAAGATTTACATAGTGCTGTGGTAGTTAACCTACCTGAGAATAAAGATGTTAATGATGTGTTTTTGCGTGAGGGTGCTGATTGGTTTAAGGAGAAGATAGCGTGACAACAATACTTGGCATACAAAAACCAGACCATTGCCTACTGATAGCAGACTCACGAATCACAGATGATGGTGGCAGAACTTATTCACATCACGCAGTAACAAAGATAACTAAACGTGGCAAATATTTTATTGCAGGTGCAGGAACAACACAACCCTGCGACATCATCCAACACATATGGAAACCACCAACACCAACACCAACCTCATACAAAGACCTATACCATTTTATGATTGCAGAAGTAGCAACATCAATGCGCTTGGCTTTAGTGATGAACGGGTACACACCTGACAAAGAAAACGATGAACCAGATTTTATATTCCTAATCGCATTAGGAGGCATCATTTTTGAACTGGATGATTCCTTATCGGTACTGATGCGAGATGACGGCCTCTATGGTATTGGGTCTGGTTCTCCTTATGCCATAGGTGCTTTACAAGCAGGCGCAAACTGGAAACAAGCAATGCAAATTGCTGCACGAAACAATGTGTTTACAGCACCACCATTCATTACACATAAACAAACTAAATGAAAAGAGAATTTGTTGGTGGACCAATGGATGGCACAAATGTGCCTTTAGATGATAACAATTTGATGGATGAAATACATATAGATATGATAAACTTGAATGGTTCTGTTACTGTTCACGTTTATTCGGAAGATGAACAATCAGGTAACTACAAATATGATGGCGAATTTCCGCCAGATGATTTATACGAAGAGGAAGAAGATGAGGATGAGTAATGACACAAGTGGAGTGGGAACAGGTGCTGGTGCTTCTGATGAATCAGGGCTTCAAGATAGTAACGCACAACAAACAAACGGAAACAATAACAGTAAAACTCCCACAAACTTTTTCTACGACCACCCAGCCGTCACAGACCACGGAAGCGGCATAGCCTTACAAGATTTAACATCTTTTATGGAATCGTTTAACGACTATGTTATGAGCCGTATCAAAGGTGTTGGTGCTGACCAATATATGAAGTCAACAGGTCAGTTGTTTGAAACGTTTACGATTAAAGAAACAGTTGATGAACTGTTGGCAGAGTTGGCTGACACTATTGCTTACACCAATTTTATTGCTATCAAAATGATAGCCCTATCAAATGCTATTAAGGATAAACAATGAAACGCATAGTAGTGCTATCGGATATGCAAATACCTTTGCATAATAAACCTGCAATAGAATCAGTAATCAAGTTTGTTAAAGACTACCAACCTGATGAACTTTTTTGTGTGGGTGATGAGGCTGATTGTTTAGCACCGGCACGTTGGTCTAAAGGGTACGCTGCAGAACATTCTAATCTACAAAGAGATTTAGATGAGACTACACGTATTATGAGTAGGTTTCGTAAAGCAATAGGTAACAAACCTTTTCACCTTATGCGCTCAAATCACGGAGACCGCATACAAAGATACATTGAACGCGATGCCCCAGCCCTTGCTTCATTGAGAGATTTGAAGTATGAAAAACTTCTTGGCTATCGTGACCTTGATATTACTTATCACAACAAGTTGTGGAACTTTGCCCCAGGTTGGGTAATGGGACACGGCGATGAAGGCTCAACCTCACGCTACGCAGGTGGCACAGCAGTATCGCTTGCAAGAAAGATTGGTATGAGTGTTGTCTGTGGACACACAC